CTACTCCTAAGGAAGTAGCATTATCCATGCCACAAGGGGTATTAGGAGCTGGAGTTCCTGAAGCAATAAGATATATGTATAAAATATTATCTTGCAGAGAGATATTTTTAAGTGCCTTATTATTAAGCACTAAGTTAATCTCTTTTCTACCTTTAACTTCTTTAAGTGTCTTAGGGTCTGTGTATACAAAAGATTCTCTATAGATAGGATTACTGCTTACACCATTGGCATTAAAAGTATCTTGAGTATCTATGGCTATAGATTCTATAAGAACATCATCATAATATTCCTCTAGTGGAACATAAGCACTAATGAGCAATTCCTGACCATCAGAGGTAATCTTTAAAGTACTAAATTGTATCATAGTGTATAGAAAAATAAAGGGAAGGTATTACCCTTCCCTTATATTATTATATTTTATTATTAAGCGTTAGGGTCTGTTACAGTAATACCCAGGTCTCCCAATGCTGTAACCAAAGTGGCTACATCTACAGAAGATTCAAAAGCTATTGTAAGGTCTTTCTCAGACTTTACAGCATCAATGCCAGAACCTAAGAAGTAATAATGTATGTCCAACAGATTATAGGTCTTAGATGGGTCAACACTATATTCTACAGGGATAGCATATTTAGGACCTTCAACACCTCTATATTGGTCTCCTCGTTCACCCATACAGAAGTATTCAAGTTCTGCAATTTTTTTACCATTACCTATAGTAGTAGCAGATTCTCCCTTTACTACCTCACCCCACTGTACTTCATCACCTTCATACTGTACAGTAGTAGGATATACATCAAACAATACCCCAGTAAAGGCAGCAGAACCAAGTTTCCAAGGTTGCACAGCCTCTTCTATAATAAGCCCTGTAGCAGCATCAGTAAGAGCTTCTACTTTAGTTCCTGCTTTAACTTCTACTTGAGATTTAGCAGTCTTAATATAGAATTTAAACAAAGGTACTATTTCTCTACTAAAGTTATTAGCAAGAGATATAGCCATCTCTTTGTAGAAAGTTGAAGCATCAGTACTCTTGAATGCATGTACTGCACCAAACTTAGTAAGCTGATTAGCATCAGATTTACCCACATAACCTTGAATATTAATATTCAATATATAATCTTGACCAGAAATAGGAGCACCCCCATTAATATCACCTTTCAAAGTAACAGTAGCTGTCTTAAGTTTCTTAGCCATGTCAGCAGCCTTAGTAAACTTAGCATACATTACTTTATTTACATCAATAAGGTCTGTTCTTTCAAGACCATCTACTCCCATGTATTGAAAGTACATGTGAGATTTGTCAGCATCATTACCTAATTTAATTTCACCTTTTGTAGCAGGTGTAGCAGTTGCTAACTTAGTGGCAACATAAAATTGCCTGTTCTGATTTACAGAAAAAAATGCCATTGTTTATTTTGATTTAAGTTAAACATTACCTTGAGGAAGCCTCTTAATAGCAATGGAAACAGCCCTCTCAAGGATTAATCTATGTAATGCTGTATTCAGCATACATGTCATTGGTTTAGTTTCATTATTTATAGACAAACCATCATTGGTTATATCTACAAGAATTATTGGTTTAGGTTTACTAATGTACTTTATAAAGTACCTTATTATTTTATACTTGGAGACAATCTCTAATATAGAGCTTCCTGTATCTACTCTCAATACTCTTTTATCAGAAGCTCCCCTAAAAGGATTATTTTTTATTTTATGATATTCATCCTGTTTTACAGGAACTACTTCTACAGCTATATCTACACCACAATTAATATTTTCATCCTTTAATGTAGCAACTTCATAAGTAATATACCATAAATCCTCAGGAGTTTTATAAAACACTGAGTATTCTGAGATATGTGGCAATTCAGTATCTACTACTTCAGGTTCTACAGTTTTTATAAGATTTTCAAGATACCTTCTTTGTTCTTCAGTACTTTCAAATCCTTCTCCTGTAAGTCTGCCATTATAAAGGTCATTAACTACAGCTTCTTGGGCTGCTGTAAGTAGTACAGATTTTTCATATTCATCTAGTTCTCTAATAGTTTTATCAGTTCCTAAAGGAAGATTTACTATATAGCTATTAAGCAGAACATCAAACTCATTGCTAAACTCCTCTATAGTCATAATTACTGCTGTTGATTATTGTTATTAGCTTGTCTTGCCATAGTAGCAGTAGCTCCTGCTTGATAAGCTATCTTAGCTAGTGTTACAGCCCTTTCAAGGATTTCTTGATGTAGCTGTGTAGGAAGCTCACACTGAGTTTCTTTTTGCATTCCTTCAATAGACACTTCATCTCCTGTAAAGTCTGTAAGAATAATAGGAGTAGGCTTCTTTACATACCTAAGTTGATAAGAAGCATCTTTACTTATTCTACCTATTACTTCTGCTATAGGCAGCTGTATTACTTCTGTAGTAAAGGTTTTACCTATTACTTCTACAGGATTAGATGTATCTTTAGTACTAAAGTTTTCAAACTTACTAGGAGCTTCAGCTTGGTGAAGATTGTCGAGTCTTTTAGCTGCTTTCTCTAAATCTCCATTTCTAATTTCCCAATCATCTCCTCTATAAGCTTTTAGTTGGTCAAAACCATTTCTTATAGACTGTATTACCTCCTCATCATCAAGTTCCAGTGAACTTGCAAAATTAAGATATATATTGTAAGTAAGAAAATCTTCATTCCATTCACAATTAGCAGTTAGTTTGCTTGTAGTATTAATAAAAGCTTCTTCGTTATCCTTATAGGTATCTTTGTACCACATAGTATTATTTGATACAGTAAATGTTTCTTTTACTTCTTCAGCTGGTACATTGCCTATATGCCTTATTTTAATTTTAAGGTTTCTCTTTTGGTCTGCCCATGTTGTAAGCATCTTATAATCTGTCTGACTATTGTCTACATATTCCTGCACAAAGTTACAATTTTTCTTGTCAGTGAATAATCTCCATACTCCTTTTTTTACAGGCATAGTATAAGGCTTTAACATGAGTCTTTGATAAGTATCATAACTTATTGGTAATACTGAGAAAGCTTTATTACCATCATATACTACCTCATTAACACTTAAAAAGTAATCTTGAGGAAAAAGAAATACAAGACTTCTTCTGTCTATTTTCTCTATATCAGTTATTCTTTCTTTAATGCTGTTTACATTAAAAAGATTTGCTGTTCTTATTAAAGTAGAGAAGTCATATTGTCTTTTTTGACTACCATCAAATCCACCATTAGCAGCATCAATTCTAGGATTGAAATATTCTCTAAGTATTTCAGATTGTGCCTTAGTTAAAAAGACACTCTTTTCATATTCATCAAGCCCAGGAGCTTGGTTACTGGTTATACTATTATATAGTACATCAAATTCATTACTAAACTCTAAATTAGTCATGGGCTTATTAAGTAATTAATATATTATTGTAACTTAGCTTCTAAACTAAGTTTTATTGTTTGATTCTTTGGTAAATTAAGCCATTGTGCAGCTACATTTAATGTAGGGTCACCATTATCACACATAGGCACATTACCTTCTCTAATATAGTACTGATTACCTCTTTGTGCTATAAAACCTGCTTCAACACATTTTTTAATCAATACTTTGGTATTAAGCATTGGGTCAGTTGCTACTTTGAGGAATGTTTTTGGATTAGCTTGAATAAGTTCATTAATCTTAGTTTGAAGAAACTCTTTTTTTGTAACAGATGAAAATCTATTACCTGTAAGAGTTTCTACAATATGTCTTAATGCTCCTATATTATCTTCAAGTTTACCATACATAGTATAACATTTCATAGTAACAGACATATTATCTTGTGCCATCTTAGACTCAGAACTTTCTGTGATTATAACAAATTGATAAGTAGCTTTATGCATATTTTCAAGCTCCTCTAAGGAAGGTGCTATATACTCTTTATTAGCAAGTAATATTTTATATTTGATATAATCTTCTGGAGTACTTAAATCAAGATAATTATCTTGTTTACCAAGTACTACTTTTGATATACCTGTACTATTACTATCATCCCAGAAGTTGTCTACCTTTCTATAGATACTAAGAGCATTAGGCTCAAGCCCCATTATATTTTCAAGAAACTTCTTTTCATCATCTGTAAGCACATTAACGTATCTTCCTGAAGATAACATAGGAACACAGAAAATCCTCTTTGCACCTTCTGCCATACCTCCATATAGCACATGCTTTGGATTAGTAATTCTGCTATTAGGTTTATTAATATGTCTTACTATTACTCTTTCATTCCTAAGACAGTTTATTAAAGGGCGTTCCTCTTCTTCAACTGTTGCTTTTCTACCTCTTTTGCCTGTTTTAGGCATTTCTGTTTCACTATTTTCAGTACTATTAAGTACTCCTTCTATCTCTTCCTTTGCCATATTTATATTATCTTTTTATATTTAAAAAAGGAGAGGATTCTTCCTCCCCTTTTTACTTATATTTTATAGTCCTATTAACCTTGTAATATAGACGGTATAAAGGACATAGTTCTTGTTGGGTCAAGAACTGCTACACCAAATGTAGCCATTTTATGAATAGTTGCACTCAAATTGTAATTATCCTACAGCTCTTTATCTGTAGCTCTTATAGTTTATTATCCTATAAGTTTAGAGTATATTATCACCTTTTATGTTTATAATTAAGGTGCAGGACACTCGTGGTAACATTATATTCCCTTAGTTAAAAGGGGTTCAGCTACTACTCGTTACACTGATAATCTTCTTTTAGAAAGATTATTTAGCACGGTATTGTCTTCAAGTAACTTTAATATATATTTTTTATATTCCTCTGATATTGGTAACTTCTTACTATGTTTTGGAATAAAAGGGTTAGAATGCTTTAGATTAAAAGTTTTATAACCACTTTTCCAAAACCAACAGATATTTTGTCTAGAACTTAGCTTATATAATCTTGCAACATCTGCAAAGTTATATTTGTAATTTTCTATTAAGTTTATACATACAATTCCTAGCTCTTTAGTCCACCAATATTGTGCTAGTTTATTAGCATAGGCATGTCTAGTATTTTCTTCTATAGTAACCCACTCTAAATTTTCAACTCTATTATCTAATTTATTACCATTAATATGATTAATACAAGGCTTATTTTCTGGATTTGGAACAAAAGCTTCTGCTATAAGTCTATGTATTTTATGTATCTTTTGATTCCTAATACCTTCTACAGTATTTCCTTCCAATCCTAAAGCTAAATATCCAGCTATTATTCTAGGTTTCATTTCTTTAGGCTTACCTGTATTTCTATAATTAGAGATATATACTTTTCCATCTCTAGTGATATAATATTTATTATTATAACCTTTTATATATTTATAATCTAAACTACTCATGTATATAGAATATATTACTTAATATTTCAAATAGATTTTTACCGTTTTTGCCCTGTTTGCTTTAGTATATTTCTATACTAAGGGACATTAATTGTTTATCCTCGTCAGTACTCATAAAGTTATTTTCCATAGCTCCTGTAAAAGGATTCCTCATACCAGCTTGAATACCTCTATACTCAGGTTGTCCTTCAATCTCACACTTTATGATATTAGGCTGGTCTGGAGTACCAATCTCCATAATGTCATATCTATATGAACTTGCAGGACCTCCGAGAGGATGCTGCATCTTATTGCTTACAGGGTCATCATAAAAATTGTCGACTTCAACTTTAATGATTATACCATTAGGTGCTCTAAATTCAGTAAATTGATAACCTGCTGCAAGAGCATTAGGATGTATTACATTATTTGTCTTCTGCACAATGCCTAAGTTATCTGCATTTACTGTAAATTGAGTCCACCCTGATACAGTATCACCCACTGCTTTACTAAATTGAGTAGCTCCTCTAAGACCTGTTCTAAGTACAAATACTCTATCCTTCATAGGGAGGTTAGAATTAGCCACAAGTTCTGTAAGAGCATTCTCAATCATTTTCAATGAGAAGCTTGTATAATATTGAGTACCAGCAACTTCCATTTGTTCAAAAAGACCACTACCCATCCTGATAGCTTCTCCTGAATCACCAAAGTTAAGGTATTGGCCATTAGCATTACGGTTTGAAGTACCCCAAGCCATTGCAAGATTCTTGTAGTCTTCCCATTGCTGCTCCAATACCCAATCCATATAATGCATCCATTTATTAGCAATAAATGTCTTACCTGTATTTTCATCCTTCATAGGAATACCTACAGCCAATTTTCTATTAAGCATAGCACCTGTAACTTTGGCATGTATTCTAATAGTAGTCCATTCATTGCGCATAGATACTGGTGTATTAAATCTTACACTTCCTACTTTTCTTGACAGCTCTCTTTCTACAGGAGCAAATCCTACAGAGAATCTTTCACCAGCTTGCAGTCTATCTACAGGTATACCAGCTTGGTTTCCACCCATAAGCTCTACCCGATAAACCACATTACTTCCTTCAAGCCTTGCATCATCCAATATTCTAATAGGATATACTTGATTTAGGTTACCAAAAATTACCTCTCCTTTCATATGTTAACTTAAAGGCTCTTTATCCTTTAATTCTATAGATTTTATTCTCTATAGTTCGGAGTACATTTTCACCCTATATCAAGGGTGTTGGACACTCTTGGAGATGTTATATTCTACGCTTGTTATTTATAAGTTGTGACAGATAACTAGCTGAGATATTCCATTTTTTTCATAACTATATTTCTAGGTAATAACTTAGTATCTTCTAATATAGCTTGTCGCTCCTCTGTAGAATATTTTACAGAACGAATATCTCTAATAGTCACATTATTAATTAATAACACATGTTTAATAGTAGCTTTATCTACATTATATTCTTGAGCTAAATACTTAATTGAAAAACCATACTGATATAGTTCAACAATTTCATTTTGTTTATTCTTAAGTTTTATAGGTTTAGAACCAGATTGTCCTCCTAAAGTTCTATTATACCCTTGATGATATGAATTATATAGATGTATGTAATACATCTCTCTTTCATTTAATGAAGCTTTATTACAAACTTCTAATAACTCTATCCTAAAATGAGAAGAGCCATATTTATGGATAGCCTTTTTTATAAGCATACTGTTTTCATTCTTGGAGCATTTAGTCCTTAAATGTTCTTTCCATCTATCTTTTAAAGCTCTTGTGGTCTGTCCTATGTAAACTTTTGAATTAATATCATTTTTTATAATATAAATAAACCCTCGCATAGTTTCAATCTCTACTCTCTACACTATTTATAATT